ACCTGTACATACCCCTTCAGTGCCTTTTTTCTCTATACGAGACCTAACTTTTTGTATCCATTTTTTATCTACAGAGCCACCTTTCTTAAATGGAGCTATAAGATTTGGAGTAGCCCGTAAAAATCCTGATTCCCTAAGCATATTTAGTAGTTGCCCAACTTCTACTTCTCCTTCTTTTGATGCGCCTTTTATAATCGCGTCTGCAGCTTTTTTTGGTCCTCCAGGAAACTCTCTGACAAAAGTGTAAAGCGCATTTCTTTCAGTTGGTTTAAGTTTTGCATATTCTTTTGGAGATAATTCAAGAGCCTTTCCCATAAATTCTTTTAATTCGCGTTTAGCTTTTCTTCTTGCCTGACCTTTAGTTTGACCAAAATAACTTTTTGTGTAATCTAAAGGTTTATCAGGAGCATCAGTATCCCACCATTCTTTAGGTTTTTTAATTTCATCTAATCTTTCTTGTTGTTTAGTTAAACTTTTAAATCCTTGTCCTTTTGGTGATGCAGTAGCAAAACTTTTATCGAGCATACCCAGTCTTTTCATTGGTGGTAGTTTTCTAAAATCTGCTGTATTCATTTCAGTTCCATCGCCAAGAATAGTTTTGCGACCAGTTTTATCAAGTCTTGCAGCTGCACCGGGAGTTGTTCGTTCTAATATCCTTCCCTGAGCTCTGTCTAAAGCTCCACGCTGTTCCCCCCATGTCATTCCTCTAGATCTTGCCCCAGCAAGACCAGCATATTCTGCTTGAGTCATTCCAGTTTGCGTTAATTCAGGAGGTATTTTAAAACCTGTTGCTGGTTCAGAAATTCTAGCCCCTCCAGCCTTCGCTAATTGTAATCGTCTATTAAGCTCATTTTTTTGAGCATTACTTAATGAAGCAAACTCATCAATAGTTAAACCCGTTTGGCTACTAAAGCGATCACGAGGAGCACCTGTACGCCCTGCCCATGCAACTTCCTTTACACCATATTCAGGGTTTTTTATAATTGCATTGGTGTCTATCTCCTCTTTTGTTAAATCTCTATAACCTTTAATACGTAACTCTGTTGCTTTTTCTTTTGACGCACGAATTTTTTTTGGTATGTCTCTCATTTTTCCCGATACACTATCCCATTCACGTGTTTTAGTGACTGTAGATGTTTTAATATCTCCTGTTTTAGGATATGCATATTTTAATTTTCCTTGAGGATTAAGACTATAAGGAACACCAGCTAAAATATCATCTTCAGGAGTTATAGCCCCCATAGACCTTCTTGTTTGACGACCCGTTAATTCTTTTGCAAACACAGGAGCTGCACCACGAGCTCTTTCTATTTTGCTTATCTCTTCTAATTCAGACCCTGTACCTATGGGAGCATTGCCACGTCGCCTTTGTACATACTTACCAGCTGGCATTTCGGCTTCTAAGGCATATTCAGGTAATTCTGATCGACCCGTGCCGCCTACTGTTGCACTAGGTTTTGGACTAATAAATGTTTCTCGTGATGCTTTTTTTCCTGCCCCATAAACTGCGGCGCTTCCTGCACGAGGTTCGCCTCTATAACGGGGGTTATAACCTTCAAAACCATATTCTTGTGGGTTATATGGTTCTTTATATACATCCTTAGGTAATTTACGAGGATCTCTTTGTATATCACCTTTTACAACAGCAGCTCTATCTTGAAATGTTTCTAACTCTTGTTCTCTTGTTCTTTCTGCTATGCGTTTTTTTAATCTTTCTTGTTCTAAACGTCTTCTAACATCAGCTTCTCCAACGGCGGTTGTTTCTGAAAATTCATCTCCAGCTTTCGTACCAAATAATGATTTTTGTTTTTTTGAATATATTAATTCATTTTGTAGTTTATCACGTTTAGCATAAGCTTTTCTAAGTTCATCATCTCCTTCCGCTAATCCCCTTGCTCTAAATTTATCTATATCCTCGTTAGCTTCTCGAATTCTTTTTTGAAGCATACCTACTTTAGTATTGCTAACAGGAACTTTTTTAATTGGTCTTCTTTTAATTGATTTTATTGTTTTTGTCGCTTCCACACCTAGTGCTTCATCTGGAAACATATCAAGTTGAGCTGCGCTTGTTCTTTCAGGAAGTGATTGATATGCGAATGCAGGATTACCCTTAAGTTCACCTTTATCAATTAACTTGGCTACTGCCGCTTGTTGTCTTTTTGTTAGCTGGTTTACGGTTCCACTGTCTATAGCTTGTTGAAGGTCTTTTTTACCCTTTGCAGTTAAACCAAACTGTCTTGGTGCAGGGCCAACTATACCTGGTGTTGATACTGGTTCATGTATATACCCACTTCCTTTAAACGCATCCCAATCATGAATTTTTCTATCCTCAGGTTTAACATAGCCAGTTTTTTGAGCAAAATCCCAAGGGTCTTCTTTTTTTCCAGCTTTTCTTTCAGCTATTTTTTTAGCTAAAATTTCAGCTTTAGACAATTCTTCTATCTCTCCTTTTTCAAGAGCTATTAATCGTTGTCTTATACCAGGAGAATCTCTAAAACTTTTTTGTATTTGTTCTGTTAGTAATGCTTTTCTTTCTGCGGGACTTTTACCTGCGTCTTTAAGACGTTTTAAAAATTGTTTACCTGCAGGTGATTTTGCAAACCCCACTACCGCACGACCAAGTCCAACTACAACGGGAGCTACCATTTATGCACTCCTTTTAAACTAAACGGCCTTTAGTGTGACCTTGTCTAGCTATACCATCAGCACGTTTTGATGCTTTTGATCTGCCAGAAGATTTATTACCAGCATAAGCGCGACCACCGCCTTTTTTAGACATGGCCTTACTTTCATCACGACGATCTTTATATTTTTGCTCTTTCTTCTTACCATGACGAACACCTAAAGATTCATCAAGACGAGAATCGTAGCCTTGTACTTTACCGCCTTTTTTCATACCAGCAACTTTACGTGAGTGGCTTCTTCCTAATGCGGCTCTTTCCATAGTAGTCATGTCTTTGTAAGCTTTCTTTTTTGTTTTCTTTGTAACTTCTTTTTCTTTAGGTAGTCTACTTATTAATTTACGAAAATCACTTTTTACTTCTTTTCCTTCTCTGTAACCTTTAACTTTTCCGCCTTTTTTCATCATAGCTCTACCACTAGCATCAGCTAACTGACCTGGTCTATCAAAACCTTCTGTAGCAGTTAAGCCACGACCCATGCGATCTCTATTGGCAGCTGCCATTCCTTCTTTTGTGTAAGGATAGTGTTTATTTCCGACTTTCGGCATTTTATTTGCCTCCTTTAATCTTCACTTTTGTTCCTCCACCTTTGCACCGTATTAGTTTCCCAAATACGTATACCCGTCCATACTATAGTAAAAAATGCAGCTACATGAGGAAGCCATTCTAATAGTGTCCCCAAAACCGTAAACAACGAAGCTAGGTCTACCATGCTTTTTGTTTCATCTTTCATATGATCAAGCATGGTAGTTCCTAAATAACTCTTATCCACAAAACACCGTTATTAACGCAACCTGAGTTAACGTCATAATGGCAAAATCTGTGTTATTACTTCTGGTAGTTAATATACCAGCGCCAGGTATAGACATTTGCTGTGTAGTAGTTGCACTGCCTGGGGTATTAACTTTTAGAATTTCAGCGCCAGAAGTACTATTTAGATTAAAAACTACAGACCCAGCACTTGCAGCTCCTACATATTGAAACCCTCTAATTCTTGTGCGTGGTAAAGCTAAGGAACCTGTAGTTCCTATACTTACATTCCCAGCAGAAGCACCTGAAGCTGTAATTGATTGAATATATGAATAAAAGTTAGTTGAAGTTGCAGCAGCAGTGTCAGCTCCAGTAACTACTTCGGTTGTAGCAGTACCTGTTAAGTCACCTACTTTCTGCCCCACAATAGTAAAAGTATCACCACTATCATCGCCAGCGGAAGTAATAATAACTTTATAACCTATACCATTTACACCAGCATCATTGGTTAAAAGTGTAAGTGCACCAGCGCCTGATATAGACGCTGCTGCTCTATATAGTGTAGTGCTTACTGATGGCGTAATCGCCCAAACATCACTTGTGCTCATATCAGCCTCCTATTACGCAATAGTAGATATTGGTGACGATAATGCTTCTGCTTTCCAAGTAGAGTTTGTGCCATCATCTGATATGCATGTTATTTTAACTCTTGAGTTAACAACAGTAGAATTAGGTAATGTAAGTGTATCTCCTGCTACATCACTTGCTGGATTAGCAGCTGTACCACCCATTAATGATAACGCTCCAAACCAGTTTGAAACAGCAGCACCTGGTAAAACAAAAGTTACAGTTGTACCACCACCTACTGCGGTAGTTACAAAAAATTCATAAGTGAGACCTACATTATCTGTGCTTAAAGCAGGCATATTAACGACAATATCACCTGTTCCATCAACCTCAAAAAGAGTTCCTGATTGAGCAACTGTTAAAGTGGATGTAACTGCACTGCCTGTGTTGAATGTAGTACTATCTATTACTACTGGTCCATTAAAGCCAGCATCTGACGTAACTGGACCTGAGAATGTTGTTCTTGACATTTTAATTTCTCCATACAGAGTTAAGCTTACTAATCTTGTATGCGTCTGCCGGGGCAGTTTAGTAAGCCGGTTCTCCCGGTTTATTTAATCCTACACAATTTAAAGCTTTTACACAACGCAAAAAAAACCCCGCCGAAGCGGGGCTATGTTTAGGATCCAGTCACTTAATAAAAGGTGAATGGAAAATTAAGCACCTGGTGATCCAAACATTCCTAGCGGATCTGACCATCCAAAAGAATAACGCTCGCGAGCTTTGTAACGTACGTTACCAGTGTCGAAATCGCCATCCATAGATGTCGTCAACGCTGTACGCTCGAAGTGTTTCATACCATTAGGTACATCAGTAGTTAGGAAGTACGCATCGGTATCAGTTAAGAAATGATTAACTGAATAACCTTCTGGAATTGCACCGTTATTTTTCAATGCGTTGATGTCGTTATCAGCTGTACCCGGACGTTGGGCAGTATCTAATAAACGAGTTGCAACGAATTGTAAATCTGATGGAATTACCAGTCTGCGTGGATTGGCAGCGATTAATAATCCTCTTTCATCCGTCCAATTTGAAATTTGAATTACTGCATTTTCCAATGCGGTTTCATTCAAATCAGAAGGAGTTGCTTGAGTATTACTATTCGTACCACCACTAACTAGAGGATGGTTAGTCACAGCTGATGCTGCATTAGTACCAAACAAAGAACGATCATCGCCGCCAAGAAAACTGCCGCTGAAACCGTTATTAAGAACATTAGCTGCTCTTACTTGTTTAGTATTAGCCATTGATCTAGCTAGAGCCTTGGTGTAACGAGCAGAAAGACTATCATATAGATTATCTTCTACCGCTTCTTCAGTTAAACTGAAACCCAAAGCTATTGTTACGTGATTGTAACGAGCTGTCCAAGCTTCTTGTGCGTTGTCATACGCAATAGCCGAACCTTCTGTTTTCAAAGGTGCTGCTGCGAAACCAGACAGTTTTGTTTCTTCTTCAAAAGATCTATCAGATGACTCTGTTTCAAAGATCTCTTTGTGCTCTTGACCATAACGCGCATATTCAAGTCCGAATAAGGCATTTAGGCCAGGGAGCAATTCTTTCATTAATTGCGCTCTTGAAATTGCCATGTCTTATATCTCCTTAAATACCGGTTGAGTTTTCATATGAGTGTTGACCTGCATTAAACTTAACTATAACGTCAGTAAATGCATCACCCACAGTTGAGTCTGTGCTTTCGACGAAATCAACAATACGAAAAGCAATGGTAGCCGTTTGAGCTGTCGTTGCATCGAGTGCGGTGTTTGAAACTCCGCTTGTTGTATCACCTGTAGATGTACTTTGCACTGCTGCTAATGGTGCGTTAGCACCTAAATCAGCCTGTGCTACTGCACCATCCGCTTGTACTTGAAAAAGCACATCAGGATCATCTACCACGTAAGCCATCGCATCTGAAGCAACTGTGCCTGTAGGCCAGTGATTCGAGAATGTTTTGTTCTTACTGGTAGGGTCAGTATAAGTACAACCTACAAAAACACCAATTACGCCAGCTGGGAACTGATCTGCATTACTGCCAATGTCAGTAACTACTTCAATCGTTCCAGCTGCTACTATATTAACTATAGAGCCGTTAAAGATGTTTGTTCCAAATCCAGACGCAATCTTAATGTGTCGAACAGCTCCCGCATAGGGAGTACCGCCGACGTGGTTAAGAGGCTTGAACCCATAAGGGGTTGCTGTAGTAGCCATTATTGTGTCTCCTTAATTTATTTATTGCCTTTTCCAAAAGAGGTAGTTTGACGTCCGTCTGAAAACTTAGGCATACGTGGATCGTTTTGATTCATGTAATGGTTTTCAATAGCTTCAGTCTGATTTTCAGTTCTTTGCTTATAATAAGCATTTCTCTGATCAACTATCTCTTGTGGGGCTTTACATAGCAACAGACCACCTATTTCAATCGAATCTTTAAAAGCCGATTTTGGATCTGTTACCAATTTGATTTCTGGGTGTTCGGAATGTTTAACCGGCTCCCAGCCCTCACGCATTTTAGAGGATACATTTATGTTATCAGCTACATTAAGAAGTGAAACTCTAATCCACCTATACGCCCACCCTGGTTGCTTTTTAAAATCTGGCAACAAAGACGAAGGTTTCCATTCTTTAGTTTTCAATACTTCTTCGCGAGTTTCAACATCGCGATCAGTTCTGTTAACTTTTTCCGTAGGTTTAGTACGTTTTGGTTCAACATTTTTTGCTTCTTTTTTTGTAACTTTATCCATTTGCATTCTCCAATTTCATCATTTCTCGTGCATATTGTTCCGGCGTTAGCTTAAGCTTTCTAGCTAAAGCAACTTGCGTTTTTGATAAACGTATTTTCTTTGGCGCGGTAGTCCGCGTTGCTGGAGCAACTACAGTTGAAGGTTTGCGTTGGCTAGGTTTATCCTGCTCCAACGTGCTGTCCCCAAAATTTTCTGGGAACCGTTTTTGCATCGTTTCATCTATACGACGGTAGTAAACATCCGAAGAAGGGTCAATTCCTGACCTGACTAACTTTTCATGCAATCCTAAAGCTAAGCTAGTCATCTCTTCATCTTTACCGAACCAGTTATTTTTTGCTTGCCATTCCTGGGCTCTAGCATCTGGTACGGGTACTCTAGGTTGTAATTCATTTTTTACACCTTTTTCATTATCTTGTAAAGCCTTTTGCTTAGAATATTTAGGCTTTAGCGATTCAGCTCTATTTAATTTGTATTGAGCCTCATTCATTTGAGTTTGAGCTTCTACAATAAGATCAGTTTCTCCTGTTTCATAAGCATCGCTATAATTACGTTTAGCTACTTCCATTTCATGTTTTGAAGAGTCTTGAAGGGCCTTTATGTATTCTTCTTCCCCTACACTTAATGTTTGTTTGAGGTTATTGTTTTCACCACTAACATTTCTAGCAAATCTTACTGCTTCTTCTTTTTCTCTTTCCGCTGCTTCTTTTGCCCTTCTTTCGTCATGCCACACTTTTTTAAGCTGCGCCATACGTTGTTTAACACGCTCTGAATAATCTTCTAGCGTGTCATTTTCTATTTCATCTACTACTTTTTGGGGAAGAGGATCTCTATTTCTGTCCTCAATCGGCGTGTCATCTTCTTCTTCAACTAATAAATCTTCTTCTTGAAGTTTAGGCTCCTGTTCTACTTTTTCTATAGCATTGGGAGGAGCAACTTCTACATTTTCTGTCCCTTCCATTTTTACTTCTACTTCTTCCCCCTCTAATTCAGCAGGGATTTCGTTAATAATTTGATCACTCATTTTAATCTCCTATGCGCGTTCATACCCGCGAGGGTCGTCTACAACCGCCTCGACAGTATCATCGTTAATAATGCGGAACTCCCGACCATGAATTCTGATACGAGTGCCCGAATATGCTCTAGTTATAACAAAATCACCTTCTTTACACCATGCTCCAGTTGGAAAACGACTTTTATCTGTATATGCCATATCTCCTAACTTCATTACAAAAAGTACAACTGTAGAATGTTCTTCAATAGTTTTAGTCTTTTGCGCTTTTATAATACCACTTTCATAAGAAGCGTCTACTTCAGGAACAGCACACAAAAGCCTAAACCCTTTAACTTGCGGTAGTTGCGTAGCTTTTTCTACGTAATCTACATCGGCTTCCGGTGGTGGTTCATCAAATTGAGCTAACTCTTTTTGTTCATCTATAATATGTTGAGGAGCTATGATTTCACTCATATTCATCCTCCTCTTTCAATGATCTAAGTCCTTCAGCAATCAAGGACTGCACTATAAGATAGCCTCTTATTACACCACAGGCGTGTTGGTAAGCTCCAAAATTATCTGCTGTACCATCTCCTAAACTTTCTAACATCTCTTTGCGTCTCTCTTCTATTTTATCAGATAGAAGTTTTAACGTTTCTTCTTGCATAATAATCACCCTTCGGTTTGTGTTTTAGTATCTTTCCTCTTAGTTCTTTCTTTTAATTTAACATCATGAGTTTTATCTTCTCTGGCTTTATCTTCTTGTACTACTTTTACACCTAATCTAGCACCTTCTATTAACTGTTTAGCTTGTAAATCCTTATCTTTTTCTACAGCTTGAGCCCCTAATTTAGCTCCTTCTATACGTTCACGAGATTCCATTTCCATGCGATCTAATTGTCCTTTTTGTACTTCAATCGCTAAACGTTCTTTATCAAGCTCAATATCAGCCATTACTTTTTGAGCTTTAGTTTGAGCCTCTTGTTGTTTAATTTGTAATTCAGCTTGTTGCATTTGAATAAGAGGATCTTGCGCTTGTTGTTGCGCTTGTTGTTGCTGTATTTCAGCAGTGTTTTTTTGTAATAATTGCTCACCAGCAGCGGCAGAAAGTCTAGCTACATCATTTTGAGCATCGGGTGGTAATGGTTGTTCTGGTTGTGGAAGTGGTACTCCTAATTGTTCTTCCATTTGCCTACGATATGCAAAACCTATGTGTTCCGCTACATGTGCTTCCATAGCTGATTGAAAAGTAGCAGCGTTAGGACTTTGACCAACTAACTGTTTTAGTTTTGGATCCTGAGCAAACGCCATGTGTACTTTTATGTGAGCTTCATGGTCTTGCTCTATAAATGCCTTAACTGGTTTGCCATTTATCATATTCATGTTTTCTGCAACAGGATCTAACATATCAATATCATCTTTTTCAGGAACTAACTTATCTATATTCTTAATCCCTAATACTTCTAACATTTCTCTGTTTAACTGCACCAAATCATAAATAGCAGGATTGGCCTGAGCCATCTGCATTACAGCTTGATACTGTACTACTTTCTGAGACATCGTAGCTGCGTTAGGGTTAGATACAGGTATTATTTCTACTGAATTATAGTCCTCTTGTTTAACTGCTCTATTGCCATCTACAGGTTCGTAAGAATAATCTGCAGAAGTGTTATCTCTAATAATATTTTTTAATAATTTAAACTCAGCTTTCATAGCATAGTGAATACGTGCTTGAACAGCTGACATAACTTTAAGAGTTCGTTCTAGAATAGCAAGTGTAGTGCCCACAGGAGCTTGAGAAGACATATCCGAAACTTTCATATCAGCGGCACTAGCAAACCTACGCCCTTCATCAATAATTTGATTCATTAATGAATTTAATACTTGGCTAGGTTCCTTATAAGGAAGTGGTAAAATATTATCTCTCAAAGTCCCTGCAGGAACATCTATATCACGCCATTCAGCTGGAGCTATAGGCGTATCATCTCCTCTAATTCTAAGTCCTCTGGATTTAAACCCACCCGGAAGATTAGATAAAGTACCAGCATCTACTAATTGTCTAAGAATCATAGTACCTGACTTAGCAAAAGCACCAATTAAATGAATAAGCCCAAAACAATAAAAACCAAAGCCAGGAATATACCCATAGTGCACAAAGTGCTGACGTTTTATTTTACCCGGATCAACAGGGTCCCAATTACGCCTTATAGATAAAATAGCACTTGAACCTTTTTCTATAGTAACTACATATGGTATAGCTATTCCGGTTTTCTTTCCGTCTTTGTCTTTATCTTCATATCCCTCTATATCCAAGTCCACATGCATTTCTAAGATTTTATATCTATCGTCTGTGGTAGCATCAAAACCCATTTTTTCAGCTATTTTCTTTTCTACTTCTTCTAAATCATAACTAGGCTCCCCAATATCTATATCTCTATAAAACCCAGAAACCTGTAACTTTCTCATTTCATTTTTAGTCTTACGCATAACATGAGTTACGCGCTGAGCAGTTTCTAAATTGGAAGCACCATAAGGAACTACAATATCTTCAGCGGGTACAAATATAGATACTTGTCTTGCAAGATTGCTATCGTAATAAACTTTTTTAAACGCGTTACCGGCAAGACCCAAGCCCCATAACATTCTTTCATGCTCAGGACGATATTCAGGCATCAGCTCCATAAGCTGATAGTTCATGTTTTCTTTAACACGCTGAGATGCGTCTATGTTTTCTTTGGTTTCTTGGCCAATAATCTGGCATTTAACAGGGCCTGTAGCTGGAAAAGTCTCCATCATAGTTTCAGCTTGGAATTTAACTAACGCCTCAGTCATTAACGGATGGAAAACATTACACGCGCCTTCCCAAGGTTCTGACCTGTCTTCAAGTTTAAGTCCTAATAACTCTAAACCATCTACATAAGTATCTAGCCAATCTCTACGAGAATTAACATCAGACTCAAATTCACCTAGCAATTCACTGGTTATTTCATCCAGAACTTGCTCATCCATTTCTTCAGCTAAATTGTCATTAAAGGAATCATCTATGGCAGCATCGGGGTCTATGGTTAATTCGGTATCACCAGCGGTAATAGTTACGCTTTCTGGATCTTCTATTTCAATCTCTATTGCTTCTTCATCAACAGCTTCTTCTTCTACACTTGTTGGTAATGCGTAAAGACTTTTATCTACGTCTGCCATAATTAATCCTTAAATTGCGTATAATCGTTTTTCTCTTGGACTTCTGAACAACTGCGTTTCATCTTTTTCATCTGAAGGCAGTCTAATAAACCCACCTTGTCTAAACCTAGCAATAGCTAGTGTAGTGGAGTCAACTAAGTCATCATTTGCACCACTTGGAAAGTCATTACATTCTTCAATAACTTCCTGAGCCCACCTTTTTTCAGGGGCCCATACTATACCAGAATGGAATAAATCAGCCACAGAGTTCACTCTACTGATTTTGTCTTGCCCTTTACCCGGCGTAAACTCTCCTACTGGTATACCCATACGTCGCATCTCCTGATACAGAGCTGCTCCGTTAGATTTCTTCTCCACAATAAACGCATCAGGTTCCCAATCAGCATACTCTTGTAACACTAATTCTTTAAGTTCGGGAAACTCTAGACGTTTCTTTATAGCATTTAACAATATAATATTATAATTATCAACTTCTTCATTAAAAAATACACCCCATGTTGTTAACGCATTGTAATCGGCACGGTTATTTTTCTCCTGCGCCGCATCCAAACTCATGATAATAAACTCACAAGGGGGCGGTTTATCAAACTCCCATGTCTTCCACCATTCTCTTTTTAGTAAGGCTCCTTCTTCACTTGTGGGGTTTTGAATATATTGTGCCTGCCAATAACGCGGATCAAGACTAGCTCTTTTAGACTGCAATTCCTCCAGCGGCCAGAACTCAGGCCAGAGTGAATTTTCTTCTCCATTTTTATCTTCAATAATAGCCGGAAACTCTACAACCTCCCACTCATCAACATCATCATTCTTAATCATCTGATTAACAATCTGACCTGTTAAGTCCAATTTACTCCAGCGAGTCATCACCACAATAATCGCTCCACCAGGCATCAAACGTTGAATCGGTCCAGACTGGAACCACTCCCACGCGGGCAGGAACACATCCGGTTTACCTAGTTTCGCGTCCTGCTCTGAATGAGGATCATCAATAATAAACAAATCAGCTCCACGACCAGCGAGCGCTCCACCTACACCAATAGCAAAATACTCCCCGTTGTAATTCGTACCCCACCTGGATGCTGATTTAGAGTCAGCCTGTAGTTTTACATTCTGAAAAA